TATAGATGTAAATGGAAGTTTATTAACCATATCTCTAGGAGATGAAAGTATTAATGTTGCAACTGATATATTTGTAACTGGTAATATACTTTCTTCAAGTGTAGGAACAGCTGAATTAAATGCTAATACATTAATAGATGTAACATCTGTATCTGCAACAACTACTATAAATTCAGTATCTATAACAATAGATATATCTCCAGCTGTTACTGGTTTACAAATGAACACTTCTACTGGGTCCTTATTTATAAATGCTTGGGCCGTGGTAGATATAGGCATTTCTAATAGCTGGATAGCAGTAAATACAAGTGCAACTAATACTTGGGCGGCTGTTGACATAGCGGCCTAATCAAACTAAAATTGTGTATTATACATAATGTTTAAAGAAAATTCTTATGGCATCTAGTTATTCTACAGACCTCAAATTAGAATTAATGGTTACAGGTGAAAAATCTGGAACCTGGGGAGATATAACAAATACAAATTTAAATCTATTACAGCAAGCAATTGTTGGCTATCAGTCTATAGCACTTACATCTACAAATACAACTTTAGCAATGACTGATGCTACAATATCAGATGCTAGAAATGCTGTTATAGAATTTACTGGAGTGCTTGCTGCTAACGCTACTGTTTTTGTAGCAAGTGGAATTGAAAAAACATATACAATTAAAAATAGTACAACAGGTGCTTATACTCTTGCTTTAAATCAAGTTGGAGGATCTTCCGTTATTTGGGGAACAACTGAAAAAAATATTAAAGGAGTATATTTAAATGGAACAAATGCAAATACAATTGATCTTAGCACATTAGGTGGAATTATTAATTCAAGTGCATCCTTAGGAGATTTTGTTGTTGGTCCTAACGAATTAGATACAGCATCGGTTACTTCAGTTAAGATTGCTTCTTTTGCAGTTACGTCAGCTGCATTAGATACAGCATCAGTTACATCATTTAAAATTGCATCAGCATCTGTAGGCCCTACACAGTTAGCTAACACAAGCGTTTCTGCAGCCTCGTATACAGCTGCTACAATTACAGTAGACGCTCAAGGTAGAATTACAGCAGCATCGTCTGGAGCAGGATCTGCTGGAATGGGAATACCCACATTAGCTGCTATTGGACCCGCATCTGGAACTTATACAGCTGGACCAACCGCAAGTAAAATTATTGCATATTCTTATGGAGGAGGACCTGCTGGAGGTTTTGGGGCATATGTTATTTCTACAACACAACCATATTCACAACCTTATTCAGTAGGCGGACCAGGAAGTGGGACAAGATTAGGACCAGCACCTGCTCCAGTTATAACTACAAATGGAGGACCTGCGGGTACAGCACCAGGAGCTACTTTTACATATCCAGTAAGATCTTTTGTTGTTGGTGATAATTACGGAAGTAGTCCAGCAGCAGGAGCCTTATTTATATTTGAAAATACAGGAACTTAAATATTAAAATGGCATCTAGTTATTCTACAGACCTAAAACTTGAGTTGATGGTGACAGGGGAAAATTCTGGAACCTGGGGAGATAAAACTAATACAAATATAAACTTATTTCAACAAGCAATAGCTGGCTATCAGTCTATAGCACTTATATCTACAAATACAACTTTATCAATGACAGATGGTACTATTTCAGACGCTAGAAATGCTGTTATAGAATTTACTGGAGTACTTGCCGCTAACGCTACTGTTTTTGTGGCAAGTGGAATTGAAAAAACATATACAATTAAAAATAGTACAACAGGTGCTTATACTCTTGCTTTAAATCAAGTTGGAGGATCTTCTGTTATTTGGGGAACAACTGAAAAAAATATTAAAGGAGTATATTTAAATGGAACAAATGCAAACGTTATTGATATTAGTACATTAGGTGGAGCAATTAGTACTAGTACAGCACTAGGAGATTTTGTTGTTGGAGTTAATGAATTAATGACTTCAGCTGTAACATCATTTAAAATAGCATCTTTTGCAGTTACATCAGGTGCTTTAGTTACAGATTCTGTAACATCATTTAAAATCGCTTCAGGAGCAGTTGGAGCAACTCAATTAGCTAACACAAACGTTACTCCTGGAAATTATTCAAGAGCATCAATTACAGTGGATGCCCAAGGTAGAATTACAGCAGCATCGGCTGGAGCAGCTAGTAGTGGTGGAATGGAAATTCCAACGTTATTTTCTGTAGGACCTGCATCTGGTACTTATACAGCCAATCCAGCTGCAAATAGACTTGGAGTGTATATGTATGCTGGAGGCTCTGGCGGAGGAGGCGGAGGAGCCTATACTACTAATGGCGGAGCTGGAGGTACTGGAGGATTTGGATTTTATAATCAACCAATAGTACAACCTTTTTCTCAACCCTATGCTGTTGGCGGAGGAGGTAATGGAGGTGGAGTAGGCCCTTTTAATTCAAGTCCTTATAATGGAAGAGCAGGAAATAGTGGAGGTAATACAACTATAGCAAATGTTGGAACTGTAAATGGTGCTGCTGGTGGTAATGGTGGAGTGTTTAATGGTAATCCTGGTAATACTGGGGCTGCAGGTAATCAGCCTGGTGCAGCATTAAGTGGGTATCCAAAGACTTTTATTTTAGGTCCTTATGGACCAAGTCTTGGTAATGGTGGTAGTGGAGGTAATGGAGGCTATGTAATTGGTGAAGCTAGTTATTGGGGTAACGGCGGCAATGGCGGCAATGGTGGAGTACTTGTAGTATTTGAAAACATAGGATCATAAAAATGTCTTATTTTATCTTTTTAAATAATCAAGACGATGTTGGTGGTACTCTTTGTAAAATTGCAGAAAATCAAAATGATTTAAATAACTTAAATATTATTTTGTCTGATTATAAAATAATAGAAGATTCTCAAGTTTTTTTTGATGCTGTTAAATATCGTACACAAGACATTATTAAATATAGTAATAATTTAATTATTTCAGAACCATTAGTAACTGTCTTTCAAGATGAAGTACTAAAAAACGGGCAAATAATTAAATCAGCAAAAGAATTTTTAAATGATTACATTATTACATGTAAAAATTTAATAAATCTTTTTTTAAAAAATAATAATACTCATCCAAATTTTAAAATATGGAGCGATTATTATGATCAATTAAATTCATTAGATTTAGATTCTATTGAATATCCATTAAATTATTCATTAGAACAGTATTTTAAAAATCAAAACTTAATTTCTTTAAATCCTTTACAATTACCATAAAAACTGCTAATTAATTAGTATGTTTGAAAAAATAATTGAATTTAGTTCACATGAAAATTATTTTGAATTAAAAGAAGATTACCCCACACCGATTAAATTAAATATACCTGAATGGTATAAAAAATTAGAACACAGTGCTTTAGACAGGACAATAAAAGGATGTATACCTTTTTTAGACACCCTAACAACTGGTTATTTATTAAAAATGCCTCAAGATTTATATTTAAGACATAATGTAATATCTAAAAATGATAAAGGTGAAGAATTTAGAGACTCTTTTCAAACCTATGGACTGTTTGATCTTTTTTCAGTGCTTCAAGCAAAACATTTAAATTTAAATTCTGGAATAGACGTTCATCCTATAAAACAATTGAAAGGATCTCCATTTATTGAAAAAAATAAAAATTTACCTTTTTATAAAATATTAAATCCTTGGAAAATTAAAACACCAAAAGGTTATTCTTGTTTATTTGTACCCCCTTTAAATAATGCTGATGATAGATTTTCAATTATATCTGGAATTGTAGATACGGATACTTTTCCAAATGAAATAAATTTTCCTATAGTTGTTAATGGTGATAAATACCCTGTTTTAGAAACTCTTATAAAAAAAGGAACCCCCTATGTCCAAGTGATTCCTTTTAAAAGAGATAATTGGAAAATTAAAATTACACCAAGAAAACAATCAGAAATACAAACCTCTAGACTTTTTTATGGAATGAAGTTATTAAATATATATAAAGAAAAATATTGGAATAAAAAATTATGGAAATAAAAAATTTTATTAAAATATACGATGAAGCCTTACCTTGGAATGGTTTATCTAATTTAATTCGTTTTGCAAATAATTCAACTTTTGAAGAAACAAAAATAGGTGGAGATAAAGGAGCTACAATAGATTTTAATGTTAGAAAAACATATGCACTACCTCTTTCAAACCTAGATACTTCTTTTTCTAAGGTACATTGGTTTAATTTACTTTATTGGTTTTTTAGAAAAAACTTAAATCAATATAAATTTGATACAAATACATTAGACTATGATTATAAACAAATTATGGATATAGAAATTTTAAAATATGAAAACTCTGGGTTTTATACTTGGCATGTTGATCATTTTGCAGCAATACCTAGAACAATGAGTTGTATTTTATTATTAAATAATGATTATGAAGGTGGAAATTTATGTTTTAGAAATCCAGACGGATCTGGAGAATGGGAAATAGAAGTTAAACCAAATAGAATGATTATTTGGCCAAGTAATTTTTTATACCCACATACAGTTAAACCAGTGACAAAAGGAAAAAGGTATTCGGTTGTAGCATGGGCTCTTTAAAGTATAAAATAATAGATAATTTTTTAGACGCAGTTTCTTTTAAAAATCTTAAAGGCACTGTTTTAAAATATGATTTTCCTTGGTTTTTTTCAAAATCTCAAACACCTTTAATATCTGAAACAACCAATGAAATAGATAGTTTTTATTTTGCTCATTTGGTATATCAAGATAACAGAGCACATTCTAATATTTATGAAAATTTTATTTTAGAAATGTTAAGTAGACTAAGTTGCAATGCTGTTTCTAGTGTAAGAATTAATTTATTAACCGTTAAAGAAAAACCAATACTTTCGGGATGGCATATAGATAAAACATATGAATGTAATACAGGGATATTTTATCTTAATACATGTAATGGATATACTTTATTGGGTAAAGAAGAAAGAATAAAAATTGAATCTATAGAAAATAGAATGTTAATTTTTAACTCTCAAATAGAACATTGCGGCGTAAATCAAACAGATGTAGATAGAAGAGTAGTAATTAATATTAATTATAATTAATATGAAAACAATAAAAGATTTTAAATATAAATTAATTAAAAATTTTTTAACACAAGAAGAAATTAAATTATTAACAGATTATTGTAGAATTAAACATAGATTAAATTTTGATTCATTTGATTTTGTTCAAAACGATAATGGAGACACACATTTTTACGGTGATCCATTAATGGAATCCTTAATGATAAATAAATTAAATTTAATGCAAAAAGAGACAGGATTAGAATTATTATGTACTTATGCATTTTGGAGAATGTATACTTTAAATGCGGATTTAAAAAAACATACAGATAGGCCTTCTTGTGAAATAAGTGTTACTGTTATGATAGGTTCGGATGGGACTAAATGGCCAATCTACATGGATGGAACAGAAATTAATATGGAATCAGGAGATGCTGCAATATATTTAGGATGTGAGATAGAGCACTGGAGAGAAGAATTTAAAGGAGATTGGCATGCTCAGACATTTTTACACTATGTAGATAAAAATGGTCTTTATAAAGAATGGTGTAGAGATAAAAGAATGCTATATGGTTCTCAAAAATAAAAAATGAAATTCATATTTCATACATCACATTGCGGATCAACTTATTTAGCTTCTTTGTTAAGTAAATCCATACCAACTTTTACGGAACCTTATTGGTCAGAAAGTCTTAATATATTAAAAAATGAAAAAAATTATTTAGTAAAATTACCAAGTCGTTTTTGTTATTTTTCAGTAAATTTAAATGATAAAAAGATATTTTTGTATAGAAATTTAAAAAACCATTTGCAAAAAATTAAAAATTTAGATTCACAAATTGTTTTTAATGATTTTTATATGAATATGAATATTATGTTAAGAAATTTAAATGATAAATCAAAAAAGGTTACTTTTTTTGAACAACATGGAAAAATTTTAAACGATATTGCTTATTTGTGGGTAGATAGAATTAATTGGATTATTGATTCTAAAAATACATTAATTATTAAAACAAAAGACTTATTTTTAGATTTAGAAAAAAATTTACAAAAAATTTCTAATTTTTTAGAAATTAATTATGTTCCTTTTAAAATAGATTTTAATGTTAAACAATATGGTTTAAATGGTCAAAATAAACCTTTAAATATAGTGGAAGATATTAGTAGAGATAAATATGATAGAAATCAAAATATTTTTGAATATTCTTTTGATGAAGAAATAGAATACATATCTGAAAAAATAGAAAAAAAGTTTCCTTATTTAAAAGAATTTATATGAAAATATTAATATTTGGATTACCAGGATCTGGTAAAACTACTTTTGCTAAAAAATTAGTCGAGAGTAAGAAGATATCATACTTTAATGCTGATGAAATTAGAAAGCTATTTGAAGATTGGGATTTTACAGAACAGGGTCGTAAACGACAAGCAAATCGTATGATGACAATGTGTGATCTTGCAGTTAATCATGTTGTTGCAGATTTTGTATGTCCATTTGAATCTTATAGATCTTTCTATGATATGAAGATTTGGATGAATACAATTGATAAAGGAAGATTTGAAGATACAAATAAAGTATTTGAGAAACCTAAAAAAGTAAATTTTGAAATAGCTGATTTTAATTATGACAACATCATAAAGGAGATTCATGGACTACTCTAAACCAACAGCACAGATGCTAGGAAGATGGCAACCCTTTCACTATGGACATTTAGAATTATTTAAAAAAATTTTAGAAAAAACAGGTCAAGTTTGTATTATGGTTAGGTCTATGCCAAAGACAGAATCTAATCCATATGAGTTTTCAGAGATTAAAAGAAGAATTGAAAAAAGATTAAAAGATTATGTTGGTAAGTTTGATGTTATAAGTGTTCCAAATATTACTAATATATGCTATGGCAGAGATGTAGGATATAAGATTGAAGAAATTATTTTACCAAAACAAATACAGAAAATATCTGCTACTAAAATTAGAAATAAATTAAAAAAATGAATCTTTATGAAAAAGATTTTTTATTGAAAACTTTTTTACTTGTAGATGAAGTAAATGATGAAAAAATAATTAATTCTTTATTAGAGGATGTTTTAAAAAATAATATTTATTACCATAAGCCAACTAATGTCGTTGCAAAACATACTAAATTTAGTTTTTTAAATGAAAACGAAAATTTTTATAATTTTTTAAAATCAATTAAAAAACAAATTCATTCTATTTTTAAATCAAATTTTAGAATAATAGAAGCCTGGGCAAACATTTATAACCAAAATGATTATACAAGACTTCACCATCATAGACAAAGTGATGCTTTTTCTGGAATTTTATATTTAACAGATAGTCCTGGACCTGGAACTTATTTTCCAGAGTATGATTTGACAATTCATGAAAAAAAAGGTAGATTTGTTCTTTTTCATGGATATTTATCTCATGAAGTAAAAAAATTTAACTACACTAAAGATAGAATTACTATTGCTTTTAATTGTGGTGAAGTTGGATATGAAGACAAAAATACAGAAATAAAAATTATAAGATGAATTTTAAACAATATGATAATGGGTCTTGCGACATAGAATTTTCTTGGAAAGAAAGATTTATCCTTCTTAAAAAAGGAAAACTCCATTTATCTGATGAAGATTTAAAACATTTTGGAAATACTTTAATTAAAATGGTAATGGATTGGCAATTAAAATTTAAAGAAGATGTTGCTAATACACAGACTTATACAGACACTAAAATAGAAGGTAAATAATTAAAGTTTATAAGTGATTCTAATATCTAAAATAGATAACTATAAAGAAATAAATAAAAATATTTTATCTTTAATAGATAAAATTCCAAATAATCCAATACAAAAGAAACAAGATAAAATTTATCATACTGATTGGAATTTACCTGAAAATTTTAAAAGAGAATACTTAGAGTATTTTATTACAATTATAAAACCTTATTTAAATGATTTATCCGTTAAATTAAATTCAAAAGTTTTAAAAATATCAAATATATGGTTTCAACAATATGGTAAATTAGACACTCACGATTGGCACACACATGCGGAAGCAAATTTTACAAATGTTTATTTTGTAGAACTTCCATCAAAATCTCTAGGCACTGAAATCTTAAATCATAATAAATTAGATTTAAATGAAGGTGATTTACTTACATTTCCAGCGTATCTATATCATCGTTCTCCTGTAAATATTACTGAAGAAAGAAAAACAATAATATCTTTTAATAGTAATATTTCAGATTATATAAAATAAGTAAGTCTATATTTCCTCTTAATAAGATATGGGGTATAATAACCATAAATATGCCATTAAAAAAGATAGCATTAAAATCAGGATTTAATAAACAAGCCACCGCTTCACAAGCCGAAGGAGAATGGATTGATGGAGATAATGTACGTTTCCGTTACGGATCACCTGAAAAAATAGGTGGTTGGGAACAGATTACAGATAAATTATTAGTAGGGGCAGCCAGAGCTCAATGGATGTGGACTGATTTAACTGGTAGACGCTACTCGGCTCTAGGAACTAATAAATGTCTTTATGTATATGATGGCGATGCTATTTATGACATTACACCACTTGATGCAACTAGAGCATTAACTTCTTGCACATATACTTCTGTAACAGGATCAACAACGGTTACAATTAATAAATCTTCACATGGATTATTAGTTGGAGAATTATTTAGATTTACAAGTGCCACAACTCCAGGAAGTCCTACAACTGGATATGCAGCAGCAAGTTTTACAACAAACACTTTTGAAGTTAAAACAACTCCTACAATAAATACTTTTACTATTACCATGGCAACTGCAGAAACTGGAACTGGAGTAACTGCGGGTGGAACATTAGCAATAAGCCCATACTATTTTATAGGTCCACTTTCATCCACATTAGCATATGGGTGGGGAGCTGGAACATGGAGTTTATCTACATGGGGAACTCCTAGGACAACATCTAACACAGATATTGCAGCAGCAAACTGGTCATTAGATAATTTTGGAGAATTATTAATAGCTACAATTAAAAATGGTTCAACATTTAAATGGGCTCCAAGTGCTGGGACTGGAGTTAGCACTAGAGCTACATTAGTTCCAACTAATCCAACAGCCTCGGTTATGACAATAGTCTCTGATAGAGATAGACATTTATTACATTTAGGAACGGAAACACTTATAGGAACACCAGCAACGCAAGATCCAATGTTTATAAGATTTTCTGATCAAGAAGATATTGAAGAATATGACCCTACTTCTACAAACACCGCAGGTACATTTAGATTAGATGACGGCACAACTATTGTAGGTGCTGTAAGAGCAAAAGATTATATTTTAGTTTTAACAGATACTGCAGCTTATAGTATTCAATATGTTGGATCTCCTTATACATTTAGTATTAGAAAAGTAGGATCTAATTGTGGATGCATT